TCGTCTTCGTAGCGTCTGTGCCAAGAGGCGAGATTGTTGATACTTTTAATGTGCTCATGTTCCGATCCTATATGCTCCAAAGACTGAGTAAGTTCCACTTTCAACTGATGCTGAACCAGATTGATCTGAACCTTGAATAAACGCTTCAACATAATCAGAACTTCCATTTAAAGTAACTATTGCAGTAATATTAGCAGTTCCAAAACGAGCATAGTTTGCTGCAAAACTAAAATGTGCTATTTCAACTATAGAACCATTTTTTTTTATTTTTCCAAAAACAGTGTTTAATTCACTACTAGCATTAGCATTTAATCCAATTCTAACATAAACATAGTATTTACCAGCAACTTGTGGAGTAAATCTATAATTTGATGAATGATCATACGCTGAATTTGTATCATAAACTTCAGTGTCAAAATTTACTTTTGTTGAAACATTATCACTAATACTTTGATTTGAACTTAATCTTGCTTGAAAAGCAGGATAAAGCATATTACTTTGCACATCACCACTGCCCAAGGCAATCGTACCTGCATTACTCGAACCGAGTGTCAAGGTAGAAGTTCCGCTTCTAGTGTCTATGGTATCTACGAGTATCTTTGACATTATGCTAGTACCTCCATTAGAATTATCGTGCCTTCTCCATTAGGTCTAAATTGACTAGAAGAATTTAAAGTTTTGACATAAAGATTGTAAGTTTGTTGGCTTGTAGAATTAGGAGAATGTAATGCTTGAATAGAACAAGGATTTCCTACATTTCCAAAATCAGTATCATAAACAGTAAGTCTTTCTCTAACATTTGTAGATGTACCGTTGTAAATAGCACCAAAACCTAAAGTTCCATTACTACCACCGTCCATAGTTGCTGCAAAATTTATTAAAACAAAAACTTTTGATGAGGTAGAAGAAGGTGTAATGTTTGCTGTCAATCCCGTGGCAACATAAGAAGTTGATGTGATATTTGTAGTCATACTAGCATTTGTTGCTTCAATAACTTGACCAATCTTACCAAAACCTGCTGTCGCTCCTGTAGCTAAGTTTATTGCGTCACCACTCGCTCCTAGCGTTAAGCTAGTGCCTGATTGTGGTTCTAAGTTATCTACGAATATTGTTCCCATTATGCTCCTACTAACCTGTAACCAGTAAATGTAGTGGTTGAGCCTCCACAAGCTACAATGCCACCACTATCTACATCACAATTTCCATAAACTTCAAGATAATCAGAAGTTCCGTTAAAACTAATTATATCAGTTCTATGCATTGTAATTCCGTTATGATTATTATCTCTATAATTACATGGATAGTTCGAATGTTCACTACCATTTTTAAAAAACAATATATTGGTAGTTGCTATTCTACTATTAGCATCAGAAAGAAATCTAATAGTTGCAGTAACTACATATTTACCAGAACTTGTTGGTGTAAAACGATAGTTAGTTGTACTGTCATAGCAATTATCTGTGTCAAAATCTTCTGAATTAAATTGAATTTTTGTATTAGAAGCATCTGTTAATGTTTGATTACTAGGTCTTGTTGCTCTAAAAGCTGGAGTATTAACAGCGAGTGTTTGAGAAGCTCCACTAGCTAAAGCAATCGTGTCACCACTCTCTCCAAGTGTTATTGTGTTACTACCTGAAATAGGTTTTACGGTATTAACTTCAAGTGTGCTCATACGACTGTAAGATTACCCTCCACTGTAACTGTTCCTGTAAATGTTACAGGTCCTGCTAAGAATGCGTTATCACTTGCAGCTACTGCTACAGTTGATGTTATTGTTTGTAAGTTTTCATAGACACCATTAAATGATGTCATCATAGGTGCTGTTACTGTTCCTGTTCCTGGTACATTTGTACCAACAACACTATTTAAAAATATAACAAAACAAGAATCACTACCTGCCAAAGCAGTTGTAAAAGTTATTTGAGATCCTGCTACTGTATAATCAGTTGTAGGTTTTTGACGCACTCCGTTGCGAAGAACTGCGATATCTTCTGGCACAGCTACACTTGTTGATAGTGCATATGCAGAAGAACCATCACCTGATATTGTTTGAACAGATGTACTGCTTGTAAAGTCTTTTGTTACTGGATTACCAATATACGCCATATTACTCCTATGTGCTTATGCTATCTATAAAAGATACCCACACGTTTAAACTATTTGCTGTGTCTGCTTTTGCTTTTAAAACATCACCATTCTGAAGCACAATTTTTGCGCCCCCATCAATTAACTCGATAGAACCACCCGCTGGTATGGGTACGTTCTTAACTATATAAGAATCAGCTGAACCGCCACTAGCACTTGATGTTATGTAAACATCAGCTTTGATAGTAGCATTTAGAATGTTTGCCAATCTAATTCCTATAATAGCATCATCAGAGTTTGAAGTGATAATAGTTCTAGCCGCTGTACCAATGGCTACGTCACCACTAGACTCAGATGCTACAGCTCTTTCAAAATCTTGTGCCATCTATTCCTCCTTACAATGCCACAGCTAAAGCTATAGCGAATCCTTTCGTTGCTGATGCACCAACATCTACACCGTTTACAGTTGATACTTGTAGATCAGCTAATGCATTAGTTACAGCTGAACCATCACAAGATATAAAAGCATCTCTTGCCGCTGGAACTGTAAATGTTGTGCCACTACCTACAGTAAAAATTAAACTGTTGGCAGTATTGTTTTGTACTAAGTATACGTTTTCACGCGCTGGTATAGTTACTGTACAAGTGCCCCCTGGTGAACCAGTGAAATTAAGGACAAAATTTCTTCCGTCTTCATCTGCATAAGATGTAGGGTTACTTGTAAATGTTAGAGTATGTGACGTTCCAGATAAATTAACGGTTGCAAAACCAGTTATTTTATTCTCTAAACGTTTTAAGTTGTCATTAGTTTGATCACCCCAGGTTCCATCGTTTTCACCTGTGGTCATTAAACGTATGTTTAAACCACCACTACTCCAAGTAGATGCCATTAACTAATCCTTATAATTGCGTTGCTTGCGTTAGCTGTTGGAAATTCAACAGTAAAAGTACCATTAGAAACCGAATAGTCTGCACCAAAATCTAATACCATTACGGCTTTATTAGATGCTGATGTATTGTAAATTATGCAACCTCTTGTAGTAAATGTAGCACTTGACCATGATGTGTTTGCAAAATCACAAACAGCTGTGTTACTATCTAATACTGGAGTAACACTTACTAAAGTATTTCCTCCTGTAGTATATCCACTTCCGTTTGCGAGTTCGTCACTGTTTCCTGTGACCACAGAATAGTTTGTTGTGCCAGCATTGTATGTACCAGATTGCGATGCGTTTGCTTTAATAAGAGCTATCTTGAAAGTGTGTCCAGAACTTGCTGTGAAGTTGTGAGTGCCTACTAAGATTTCCTGTTTAAAGCTATTTGCGATTGCTGATGTAATAGCCATGCTTATTGTCCTCTCGTCATTGTTTTTAGTTCACCATTGCGAAACTCATCATTTCGCATTCTTACTTGTTCCTCATTTGCTAGCGTCTGTAAAGCACGACTATAATAGCCGTTCCACATTTCTATCTGTTGAGGAATCTCTTTCATAAAAGCTACTGCTTCTATTAATGATCCATACAGAAGAGCATCTGGGGCTCTATCACCTAGATAAGTATTTTGATTACCTGATGATATTCCTGGAACTCTCATAGTATACCCTATTTCAACCGTTGTTGCAAGGGATGGAGTTGGTCCAAATAAGAAATTTGTTTGCCTGTTACTGCTGGTGTAAGCAGTACCAGTTTGATTTAAAGCATAGAATCTTATGACTCCAGCTTTACTATTATCTGTAGGATTCTTTGTAAATTCTTTAATAAAGGTTTCATCTTTTTCTAATAAGAAATCACCATTTTGTATACGTAAATATCTAGGAACTACTAGGTCTTCGGGCACAGCAACTGTTGAAGAATACTGACTAACAGATAAGTTTGCTACTTTTCTAAATGCTGTAAGATCTACTTCTTTAGCAATCCTAAGCTCTGCTAGTTCTATACATACTTCTATAGGAGCTTTACCAGAACCCGTAGCTGTAGTAAAAGAAGTTGCAGAATTTTCTAGAAAATCCTGAATGCCTTGTTTTAATTGATTAAATGTTAAACCCATATATTATGTGCCCCAAACGTTTTGACCCCAAGATTGAGCACCCCAACCTTGATCATCAATAGCAATGCTTATTGTACCATGAGCTGATGTTAAAGACAACCCACCTACGTCTTCTTCTGTGCTAATATTTATAGTACCAATTCCAGTTGCAGTTGCTGGGCTTGTTACAGCTAACTGAGAACTAGCTTGGAAAGTTAATGATCCAATACCAGAAGATAATGGTTGACCAACAGGAACTTCTGTAAAGTTAAAGTTTAATCCCGTGCCCCCATGAGCTGAGGAAGAAGATTGCCCTGTTAGTATTACATTAGAACTAGCACTAAATGTTGGACTTGTAAATGCAGAAGATAAACCTAAACCGTCTGCTTCTTCAAGAACACTAATGTTTGGTAATGTAAATGCTGTTTGTAATAATTGTGAATCTGCATTTTCTGCTGTAGCAATATTAACAGAACCACGTGCAGAAGATGCTGCTATACCTGTGGCAGTAACACCTGTAGCGATTATTGGTAAAGTAAATAAAGCTCGTAATAAACTTGGGCTCTCTGCAACTTCTGCTACATTAATATTGACAGTACCAACTGCTGAAACTGTACTAGGTGTGCCTCTGCCAAATAAAGAACCTAACTTGACTGTAGTTAAATCTACATCAGCATCTGGTCTTGGATTGTATAATGAAGTTGCTTCTGGTCCTAACTTGGGTGGAGTTAGTTGTGGGTGTTTGGGCTCCCAATCTTTTTTGTGAACTCGAAGCCCATTCCACTCTGTTCGCGCATCTTTGTATCGTATCTTCCTGCCTGAACGATCATCTATCAGATATGCATGTTTACCTGAAGCTCTTTTAGCCATCGTTCTTAGTACCCGCGAATCTTAGGTTGTATATAAAAACTTGCTCTTTCTCTATCCTCTTCTTTTGCAAACTCCCACTCTTCATTGTATATACCTTTTAGTTCTGCTCTTCTTGTTGCATCAACTTTATCTGGATTCTTATTTGCTAATTCAAAAGCTAATCCACTAATTAATGCAGGAAGATATCTTCTAGGTATATCTGGATTTTCTGTATAGGTATCTGTTATATCTTGTGGATACCTAATAGTCCAACAATGTAACTTGTAATAAGTTTTATCTGGAACTGGGAATAAATAAATTTTGTGATTGGCTACGCCTGTGCTATTATATTGACTATTTCTTTCAACAGCAAATTGTACAGGTTTACCACTAGTTGTTTTGTTTGGATAGTTAAGATACTCTGCTAAACTAATTCTTTCACACTCTGTATCAGTTACTGGTGATGAGTTAGTGTCTCTAGTAGAAGCATCAAGAATATCTAAATATTGATTAGCTCCTAAATCTACAGTAGCTGAATCTTTAGTTAGAGTTAGAGTAGTTAAATCTAATGTAAATAAATTTACACCTTCATTAACCCATTTAGTTAATAATAAATTTAAAGACCGTCTTGCTGTTACTAAATCATATCCTGATTTAACATCGAAGCCTACTCTTTCGTAGGCTTCTTGTATAATCTCAGCAACGTCTAAATTGAACGTATGTGTGCCAGATGTTGCCATTAGTTAGCGTAATGTTTAATCCACTCCATTTTAATGAAGATAGTATCTCCAGCTGTTCTTGCTGGATTTGATATTATAACATCACCACTAAAGTTAGTGACTTCTTTATCTGCAGCTGTTGGTGATATCCCACCTATAGAACTAAAGTCGTAATCATCGTACCCATTTAAAACTATGAATGGTATATTAGTTTGAGCATCCCACTGCATTTCTACAGCATCTGCATTATCAGTTACCTGAACATTAAAATAAACTTTGTTTAAAGATAGGTGTGTACATTCTTTGCCATTATTTTTAGCAAGGGCTGATACATCTATAGTTAAGGTTTGTGCACCAGTAGCATCTGCTGCAGTTATCACGTATTGATTTAATAGTTTTCTAGCACCATCTAAATATGTTACTAAAGCCATGTCGTATTCTCCTTTTTAAGGGTGGGGTCATTACACCCCACCACCGAGTTAATAGTTAATTATTAGTCGCTTTCAATACCTGTGTCAGCAACTGAATATGTGAAGACACCAGTAGTAGTTCCACCAGTAGCAGCAGATGATCCTTGGTTAGCTGTAACAGTAACTGGACCTCCTGATGTGCCTGCTGATGTAACTAAAGCACCATTAGCTCCCACTAATGTACCTTTAGTATCTGCATCAACTTCATTGAAAAATCCGTCAGGATCAACTGCAGTTCCGATATCAACAGTTGGGTTAGTACCACCTGTTGCTCCACCGAGACTTAAAAAAGAAATGGGAATTGCTCCTCCTGGTAAAACAAAAGTTTCACCAGCTGATGCTGATTCTCCGATTCTTACTGCAACTGCTCCCGCACCCACAGGGTTGAATGAAATTATTTCAGACAATACGACAACACCTGGTGTTGCTTTGCCTTTGCCTGCTCCGCCGTTTGATCTAACGACTCCTTGAAATGTAGTTCTTGCCATTGTTTATTCCTCTCGTAATCTAGCTATGCTAGTCAATGTTAATAGTTGGAAGGGGGCACTAAGCCCCCAACCTATAAGTTTATTAGGCTCCTTGGTTACCGTAGACAGCTCTCCAGTCAGAGAATCCAAATGAATATCTCTCTCTGGCTTTGTATCTTACGTTACCTGTTTCAAAGTCACCTTCCATTTTAGTTGTTAATGCAGCTCTATTGAACATCTTTGTTCCGTTAGGACAGTCAGTTCTAATAAAGAAAGCATCGGTATCATTAAACCTGTGGTTAATGAAGTAACCACCTGGTAACATACCCATGTTGTTGATTGCATTAATATCGTTATCAGCAGTACCGACTCTGTTTGGAGACTTCATAAGTCTCTCAGCGACAAATACTAACTGTCTTGGAATGTGCAATGTTTTACCAGTAATTGCAGCTGGCACGCCTTTGTCATCTGTAAATCCAGCAATGTCAATCAATGCTGTTTCTAAAGATGTCTCAGACAAGTCAGCGTAAGTTGCTGGTCTGTTGGACCCAGTGCTACCGTTTTGTAATGGGTGTGCATTAGATACTAATGGTTGACCATCACCGCCTGTGAAGTTTCCGTCAAAGGCATTGTTATAAACGTTAGACGCTGTTAATTGCTTTGCAGAAGCCATTGCTCTTGCTAAAGCTTTGGTTAGTCTGGTTGACAACTTATCATATAAGTTATCTTCCATAGCTTCCTCAGTTAATGAGAATGCTAATGCAACTGTTTTGTGAGTGTATCGTGATACATATCCTTCACCTGTTTCAGCGTAAGATACTGGTGCACCTTCGAATTTCTCACCTGCATTACCAAAGCCTGGGAAGAGTACTTCTTCTTCAAATGCTCTGTTTGATGTTTCCTCATCGAACAAGACGGTATGCTCATTTTCGTATCTGTCATATTCAGTACCAAAAATAGCATTAAGACCTGGCTCAAGTTCTTTGAGGATTTGTGCTCTAGTTATAGCCATAGTTTATCCTCCTATATACCTGCGACACCAGTGCCGCCTAGTCCATATTGATGAGTATTGATTTTCACCAAAATGTCCATTGTTGTTCCTGTTGCTGTGTAAGTATCATCAGCTGCAGCACTACCTAATATAGATAATGGGAAACCTGCGTTTCCTGTATTTACTGTTGATGAGTCTGCAACAAGACCTGATTTATGTGTGATTGCTGATCCTGTTGGATTAGCAACGATTTGTATAACGTGACCTACGTCTGCGCTTGTTAACGCTGCTCCGCCTGCTTGATCTGCTTGAATCTTAAAGATTGTATCAGGATCATCATATACGTAACATTTATACTTCTCTTTAGCTACAGTGCCATTAGGAATACTTCTAACAAACTTAACTTCACCAGTTGAGTTGTCTTGATATTCCGCACCCCAAAATACACCTACGACTGCGCCTGGACTTGCTGCTGCCATATCAGTTACGATATTACCAGCGTCTAAAGTCACGAGATCACCTTCGAAGAATGCAGTCGGAGCGGTAGTGGCGATTCTATAACCTTGTGAACCTACGAAATTGTT